ACTGAAGAATTATTAGCTGATACTACTGATGATGATACTACAACAGATCCAGATCCAGATCCAGATCCAGATCCAGACCCAGACCCAGATCCAGATCCAGAGCCTAAAGTATCTAAACAAACATACGAAGAAATTTATAAATCTAGGTTAGCATTAGAACAAGCAAGAAAAGAAGCAAGAGAAAGAGCTAAAGAACAAGAAAAAATAGAACAAGAAAAACTTGCTGAACAAAGAAGAGAAAAAGGATACGACGAATTAAGCGGCACTGGTAAATCTATTTTTGATAAAATGGTAGAAATGGGCATAGATCCAAATGCCAATGATATTAATAATACTTACGGCGGTAGGAATTATCAAAATGTTGGAATATTTTATGATTCGTACAATAGGTGGAAAAAAACACAAGCTTTAGAAAATTTAGCTAGAATTAACAGTCAATTTACGGACGTGTCTACTGCTGGAGATACAGCAGTTACTTTTGAAGGTAAAACTTATACTTATGACACTGGTACTGGTAAATGGAGTGTTTGGTTAGAAGACTTATTAGAAGATTCTATATTATACAATATTAACAGAGACACTGGAGAAACTGACGATTTAAGACCTGACACAGACGGAGATGGAGTAAAAGATCCAGATGACGCTTTTCCTGACGATCCTACCGAATCTGTAGATACTGATGGTGATGGAGTAGGTGATAATTCCGATATTGCACCGGATGATCCTGATATACAAACTCAAGAACAATTAGATGAAATACAAAAAGCCATTGATGATGCAAAAGACACAGACGGAGACACCATACCGGATAAAGACGATGCTTTTCCCAATGATCCTAATGAATCTGTGGATTCCGACGGAGACGGAGTAGGAGACAATTCTGACTATGATCCTAATGATCCTGATGTTACTGTAGAGCCAGAACCAACTACAGATACTACGGATACTACGGATACTACGGATACTACGGATACTACGGATACTACGGATACTACGGATACTACGGATACTACGGATACTACAGATACTACGGATACTACGGATACTACAGATACTACAGATAAAGGTGAAGGAAAAGGCGAAGGCGAAGGTGAAGGAGAAGGAGAAGGAGAAGGAGAAGGAGAAGGAGAAGGAGAAGGAGAAGGAGGAGCTGGTTTAGCAGGTCTTGGAGGTTTTGGAGGCGGTCAAATTCAAAGTTTATTTGAAAAATATTTACCTCCTGAAATAGTAAATCCAGTAGCTCCAGTACAATCAGCTAAAATGTACGAAACACCTAGACGTATCTCCATAGGAAGTTTATTTGAGGACTATTTATGAGTACAACATATTTAACAATAGTTAACCACGTTCTTAGACGTATGCGTGAAAATGAAGTATCTAATGTTTCAACCAATAATTACTCTAAAATGGTAGGGGACTTTGTTAATGACGCTAAAAAAGAAGTACAAAATGCACATGATTGGTCTGCATTAAGAAGCGTAGTAACAGTCAGTACTTCCTCAGGAACTAGTGAATACTCCATAACAGGCAGTAAGGAAGATCCTAAAATAATAAGTGCTATTAACGACACACAGAATTTGTTTTTAACTTATCAAACTCCTGTATGGATGGACAACGCTTATTTTAATACTGACGCTCCAAGCGGTGCACCTGATACTTATACGTTTAATGGCATTGATGAAAACGGTGACGTTAAGATTAAACTGTACCCTACACCGGACGCAACGTACTCACTTAGATTTAATTTAGTTATTAAACCATCGGAATTGTCTTCCGACACTGATACAGTTACTATTCCTTATTTACCAATAGTTCATCAAGCTATTGCATTACTAGCTAGAGAACGTGGAGAAACTGGTGGGACTACTTCAGCGGAGTACTTTGCAATAGCAAACAAATATTTGTCTGACGCAATAGCTTACGACGCTTATCAACATCCAGAAGAATTTATTTATAACGTAGTATAATGGCACAACAACTACAAAACATACATATTGGTGCACCAGGATTTAAAGGGTTAAACACTCAGGATTCTCCGGTAAATATAGACCCTGCATTTGCTTCCGTAGCTGAAAATGCAGTAGTAGACAACTACGGTAGAATAGGCTCAAGAAAAGGAATTGACGATTTAACTAGTGATGTTAGTGCTTTAGGAAGCAGTGCTGGTATAGAATCCATAGGTGAATTTGTTGCTTTGGACGGAAGTAAAAAAATATATTCCACAGGCAACAATAAAATATTTAGCGGAACTTCTACATTAACTGACGAAACTCCCGGCAGCTACACGGTATCAGCAAGTAACTGGAAAATAGTAAATTTTAATGACCACATGTATTTTTTCCAAAGAGCGCATGAGCCGTTAATTTATGAGGACGGTGGTACATTACAAAAGATGTCCGCGCATAGCGGAGCGTCAGGCACACCACCACAAGCACATGAAGCACTAGCAGCCTTTGGTAGAATGTGGGTTGCAGACTTTACTGGAGATAAAAATACATTACAGTTTTCAGATTCTTTGGACGGTACGGATTGGAACTCAGGTTCCGCTGGATCATTAAACGTAAGAACTGTTTGGCCTACTGGCTACGACGAAATAACTGCACTAGCTGCTCACAATAACTTTTTAGTTATTTTTGGCAAAAGGTCAATTCTTTTGTACAGTGGAGCAGGAACACCTTCCAGCATGACGTTAGCTGATACTATAACTAATGTTGGTTGTATAGCTAGAGATTCAGTACAGGACATTGGTACTGATTTAATTTTCTTATCGGACACAGGAGTTAGAAGCTTAGGAAGAACTATACAGGAAAAATCATCTCCTATGAGAGACATTTCTAAAAATGTTAGGGACGATTTAATGACTCTAGTTAATATAGAAACTGGAAATATTAAATCAGCTTATAGTCCAGAGGAAGCTTTTTATTTATTGTTTTTTCCTTCTAATTCCATTGTTTATTGTTTTGACATGAGAACTGCTTTGGAAGATGGTTCTCATAGAGTTACTACTTGGCCTAGTACAAAAATATTATGCGCTACTAGAGCCAGCGATGGAACTTTGTACTTTGGAAATAAATCCGGAATAAACAAATACGATGACTTTTTAGACGGAACTAGCACTTACATGATGAGGTACTATACTAATCCAATGTCCTTTGGTGATGCTTCTAAATTAAAAATATTAAAGGAAATATCCTTTAAGATTATTGGTGGTTCTAATAACAAAGTAGTTTTAAACTGGGGTTATGATTATACACAAGGTTACAGTAAACAAGTAACTACAGTAGCTCCTACTAATATTGCTGAATACGGAATATCTGAATACAACGTAAGTACTTCAGAATATAGTCCCTCCATTGGAGTAGATACATTAAAAGTTAAACCAACAGGAACTGGAACAGTTGTAACAATAGGCATGGACGCAACAATTAACGCAAACGGTATGTCCATACAGGAGCTAAATACCGAAGCTTTGATAGGTAGATTAATATGACGGATTATACAAAAGCCACTAACTTTACCGCAAAAGATTCCTTGGTTTCAGGGAACGCTAATAAAATTGTTAAAGGAGCGGAAATTGACGACGAATTTGATCTAATTGCTACCGCAGTAGCAACTAAGTCAAATATAGCTTCTCCTACTTTTACTGGTACAGTTACTGGCCCTACTATTGTAGCTACGACTGCATTTGTTCCTGACGCTTCCGACGGTGCAGCCTTGGGTACTACTTCCCTGGAATTTAGCGATCTTTTTCTAGCTGACGGTTCTATTATTTATTTTGGTGCAGACCAAGACACAACTATTACCCACGTTGCTGACACAGGCTTATTAATTAATTCAACCAGACAATTACAGTTTGGTGACTCAGGTACTTACATACATCAAAGCGCAGACGGTGTACTAGACCTTGTATCGGACACTGAAATAGAAATAAACGCTACCACTATTGATATTAACGGTGCTGCTGACGTATCAGGCAACCTAGCTGTAGGCGGTAATCTTACGGTTACTGGCAATGCAACTATAGCAGGTAACTTAACCTTTGGAGATGCTGCTTCAGATACAGTAGCATTTAGTGCTGACGTTGCTTCTAACTTACTACCTAGTGCTGACAATTCATACGACTTAGGTGCATCAGGATCTGAATGGAAAGATTTGTACATTGACGGTACAGCTAATATAGACAGTCTTGTAGCTGATACTGCCGACATTAACGGTGGTACAGTAGACGGAGCAGTTATTGGTGGTTCCAGTGCAGCAGCAATTACTGGTACAGCCATTACAGGTACTAGCTTTGTTATAGGCAGTGCAACTATTACTGAAGCTGAGCTGGAGATTCTTGACGGAGCTACAGTTACTACAGCGGAATTAAATATCCTTGACGGAGTAACCAGTACAGCCGCAGAGCTTAATATTCTAGACGGAGTTACTTCAACAGCAGCGGAACTTAATATTCTTGATGGTGTAACATCTACAGCATCAGAACTAAATATACTTGACGGTGTTACAGCAACTACAGCAGAGATAAATACCTTAGACGGGATTACAGCAGTCGTAGGAGAACTTAATGCTCTAGACCTTGGTAGTACAGCAGTAGGTACTGCAATAGCTTCTAAAGCCGTTGTATTGGATTCCAATAAAGATTATACAGGCGTTAGAAACTTTACAATTTCTGGTGAGCTAGATGCAGCTACACTGGACGTTAGTGGTGACGCTGATATAGATGGCACACTGGAAGCAGACGCTATTACAGTAGACGGCACAGCTTTAAATGAGTACATAGCAGATACTGTAGGAGCTATGGTTAGCTCAAATACAGAAACGAATATTACAGTCTCCTATGAAGACGCAGACAATACGCTAGACTTTGTAATAGGAACTCTTAACCAAGATACTACAGGTACAGCAGATAACTTTACAGTTTCAGCAAATAACTCAACTGATGAAACAGTATACCCTGTATTCGTAGACGGAGCTACAGGCTCACAGGGAGCAGAAACAGACACAGGGCTTACTTATAACCCCTCTACAGGTCTTTTGACTGCTACAGGCTTCTCAGGCAATCTCACAGGTACATTACAGACTGCTGCACAAACAAACATTACAAGCTTAGGAACTCTTACTGCACTAACAGGTGGTACAGGAGACTTTAATTGGGATTCAAATACATTAGTAGTTGATTCATCTGCAAATAGAGTAGGTATTCTAAATGCTTCTCCTGATGTCTCTCTTGACGTAGGTTCTGCTACGGACGCTGTACACGTACCTTCAGGTACAACGGCACAAAGGCCCACAGGAGCAGCAGGATACTTTAGGTACAATAGTACTACTGGTAAGTTTGAAGGCTATACGGACTCTTGGGGAGCTATTGGTGGTGGTTCTGGTACTAATATGGATACTAATATCTATACTGGTGATGGATCTACTTATCAATTTACATTAAGCACTGCACCTGACGATGAAAATAACCTTATGGTATTTGTAGACGGTGTATTTCAAGCACACAATGCTTACAGCGTATCAGGTACTACTTTAGATTTTGGAAGTGGAAATGCTCCTGCAAGTGGTAGGGTCATTACAGCGTACCACAGTACTACTACTGTAGGTGGATCTAATAATACAATCAACACAATGACAGGTGATAACAGTGATACGACACTGACATTATCTGTAGCTCCTGTACATGAGAATAACGTACAAGTATACTTTGATGGAGTTTACCAGAGCAAATCAAACTATTCAATCTCTGGAACCACACTAACCTTTAGTACTGCTCCTCCTACTGGAGTCTTGGTAGAGGCTATTACAAATATTAATACTTCTAGTACTACTGCTAATCAGCTACTTGATGCTGACAGTGATACAAAGATACAGGTTGAAGAGTCTAGTGATGAAGACAAGATACGCTTTGATACTGGTGGTACTGAGCGGATGGTATTGGACTCTACAGGATTAACAATCGTTGATGATGTATCTGTTGAAGGGGCTACGCCAACATTCCAACTTTACGATACCAGCGTTACAAACAATGTAATGAAGTTTGAGTACGATGAAACCTTTTTAATTGATATTGATCCAAATAATGCAAGAGGCAATACCGCTTTACAAGTTGATATTGATAATACAAATGCTTTTATCATTGATAGCTCACGAAAAGTAGGAATTGGTGATTCTTCCCCTTTTGCAAAGCTCCATGTAGAAGATACAGGATGGAGCAGCGGATCACCTTATGGAACGGTTGCGTATATACAAGGTGGTGCAACTAATGATTTAAATTGGGGACACGTATTAATATCACAATCAGGTACTACAACTGATACAGGTGGTAGGTTATCTTTTGGAGCAAATGGAGAAAACCCTATTGCTGGTATTAGGGCTAAATACAAAGGTGCTACATACGGTGACTTAGCATTTTTAACTAGACCGTCTGGTGGAACTAATACTGAGCGTATGGTTATTGATTCTGCTGGTCACGTCACCATGCCAGCGCAGTCAGCGTTTTTAGTTAAGCTAGATGGAGATCAAAATAATATTACTAATGCTGGTTCTTCAAATACTTTAGTTCAATTTGATGACGAAATATTTGATGTTAATTCAGACTTTGACACGTCGAATAACAGATTTGTAGCTCCAGTTACAGGTAAATATTTATTAACTTATATGCTTAGAACTCAATATCAAGATAGTTCTGGAACTATATCTTTTAGTGTAGTTATGGCAACAAGTAATAGAAATATCAGTCAGTATTGGGATATGCGAGGTTTTGACCAAGATCCAACCTACGTTCCTTTTTCTTATTCAATGGTACATGACATGGATGCTAATGACGTTGCAACAGTAACTGTTTATCAGGACGGAACAACAGCACAAGCAGATATAAGTCAATACTCATATTTTTCAGGACAACTAATTTCATAAAGGCGAAATAACCTATCTTAAAGGAGATTAAAAATGGCAGATCTTAAAGTAGAAATAACAGTAAACGACACAATGCAAGCAATCATGC